ATAACCAAATATTTCCATTAGTTACATTATTCCAATTGTCATCAATAACAAATCTAAATTCTTGGAAATCCCGCAATTTTAATTGTTTTTTAGGATAAATATCAAAAAAACAAAGTTTATTTATAAAAGAAAACATATTACTAATTATAATAATAGGATAATTTTGTTTTAATTGTAAATATCAATTTTTTTAATATTTTTTATTCAAATTTAGATTTATCCATTTTACCAAAATATTTTATTCTACATTTATTAACTTGATTATCAGTTAATCTTTTTCTTGTTAAATGATCAAAACTTTTACCTTTCAAAAGTCTTAAAATAAAATTTATAGAATAAACACCACATTCTGAATTACCCTTTTGGTGTTGAGTTTTATTATATCTGATATCTGGTTCTGATTTTTTTTTTGTTTCAACTAAATATTTTTCTATTATTTTCATAAATTCATTAACTTCTTTTGGTTGTCTTGTTCCCATTGAATCCGAATAATAAATTTGGGCTTTTTCTAAATCTGAAAATAAAGATATCCAATGTTTTCCTCTTCCTGTACTTTTATCAGTATTAAAAATAACACCAAATCTTTTATATCCCTCTGATTCTAAATCTGATAAATTTAATTTTTTAAATGGTAAATAATCTAAATCCATAAAATCCAATGGTACCGCACCTAAAAATTTAAAATCTGGATATTTTTCTTCATATTGATATAATACTTGGTTTATATCAATTGTTGATAACCAATCAAATCTTCCTTGAGGACCATCAGGTCTAAATACTTTATTTTCCAAATGATCTTTTGATTCTTCTGACATTAATTCAAGATATTTAGAATTTATCCAATCTTTTTGGTCACCATCAAATCTTCTTTTAAATTCTAATAAAAGATATTTTTTGTAATCATCTGGATATAATGTATCAAGTTTAGAATTTAATTTTATATGAACTGATTTATCTGACTCGTGATATTTATTATATGCTTTTGCCATTTCTATTAATAATTCAAGTGGGATACAAGAACCATTTTCAAATTCTAAATGAGGTGCACATTTAGTTGCGGTTATATCTTTAGGTTTAACGTCTTCAACATCTATGTATGGGATAGGTTTTAAAACCATAATATATTTATTATTTATATTATTTGGATAAGATAATAATTATATATTTATTAAAAAAAATATTAATAAAAATTTAGTTGTAATAATAATGATGATTATCACAAAATTAAAAAAAATACATTAGATTATATTTAATTAAACACATTTACAAAAATTTAAGTACAATAATTAAAGTACAATAATTAAAGTACAATAACTTTTTCATTTGGTGTTTTTTGTTTAACTAAAATATCTTTTGAATCATGAAACATATTTATTGTATCTTTATAAACCATTTCTCTAAAATCCTTACATCTTTGAATTTGATTTTTATTATTAATTCCTTCATTTATTTCTTCATCTTCCAAATCAGCCAAATGCTCTAAATCACAAAGATTAATATATTTTTCACTTGTATTAAGACGAGATTTAGCTTGAATATTATTTAGGTATTGTTGTTTTAATTCCACTAAAATTGTTTTGGAATGTGATACAATTCCGTCAATTATCATATTTATCGTATTTATATTATCTGTTTTCCATTTACCATTATTATATATCTTAACATATCCTCTATTTTTATCAGTCACAATTAAATTATGATATTCGGGATGAGCCTCATTGATATATATATTTTCTATCATTTGAAGTATGATTGATTTACCAAATAATCTGGGATTCATAATTGGTTGAATAAATAATTTTTTATCTACACCAGTATAATCAAAATCATTAAAATTAACAATATTTATATTTATATTATTTATTTGTTTATCTATATTCACATTAGTTTGTTTAGGTGTTTTTGTTCTTTTTATTTGCTTTTTTAATTTGGCATTTTCACTTTCTAATAAATTTAATCTTTTAATTATAAAATCTATTTTTGTATCAGTTGGTGTGGGAGTTGGGTTAGGTTGAACTGATTGGATTGGGTTAGGAGTTGGTTGAACTGGTTGAATTGGTTGAACTGGTTTTAATTTACATCTTCCATTTTGATGTCTATCTAAACTAAATTTTCTTGAAAATGTTTTTAAACAATATTCACATTGTAAATTGTTATTTTCAATTTGATTTTGTTCCGGTAATTCATTATTTTTATTAATTTCAACACAAAATACCCCTTCCTGGTGTATTTGTGGTGTATTGGTGGTGTTTTTTGGTGCAAGTGCTTCACAAGGGAATTTGCGATTTTGATGACGTTCCCAATGGTCTTTTTTATTTCCAAAATCCAAACCACATTCACATCTGTATTTTATATTAGTTTTTGTTTTCATTATTATATTTAATAAATATATATAATTTTATTTTTAAATTAATTTTATATGTTTTAAGGGTATTAATGGGTATTTTAGGGCATTATAAATAAAAATGTATAATTTTAAAGGGCATTTAAATGTAAAAAGTATATTAGATTATTATATTTTACTACACCAAATGAAAAAACAAAAATTTGAGAGAGAGTTGGAAAATGATATAAAAAAGCTATTTAAGAGAAAAACAAAATGTATATATATAATAATTATATACATGGATGAAACTATTTCTACTATAAAGGAGAAAGTGGCCGCTGCTCTAGAACGAGAGAGTATATATATTGAGAACGACTGCTGTGCCAATTTTTATAATAATGATGATGATGATGATGACCAAGATGAATACAATGATGAACACATTAATTTTGATGAATTAAAAAATGATGAATTGGTTAGACATAAGCGTATTAGTTATAGTATAAAATTAGAAGAAATATTTAAACGCAAACAAAAATCAAAAACACCACAAGATTTTAAATGTAATGAATGTTTTGAGATGTGGACATGTGCATGGTGTTATTATGGTTTTTGCGATGATATTATGAGTCCATATAAACTTGAAGGAAAACCGAAATTTTGGAGTATAAATGATCTAGACCCTGAATATTTGAAGTCACTAACAGAAAAGCAAAAAATAAAAATGATTAAACAATGTGAAAAACAACTACCTATTTTTAAAAATTTTTTCTTATGTAAATGGTGCAAAAATGAATATATTGATAAAAATATATCTAAAGGAAGACATCCTAAAAAAATTGGTAGAAGACAAAATACATTTTAACAAGCAAATCAAATCTAAAAAATTGAAATGATAATGAAATAAAATCTTCTAAAACTAGTTTGTTATGAATAATATGATTTATATATGAATTAACATAATTTCTAACTGGTTTAGAACTGAAAAATATCATAAGAATCCTTCAAATAGGAGAAAAACATTAAAAAATTATAAATAATTATAAATAATTAGCATATTTAAAAGTCGGCGTTTTAAATGTGCAAAGGTGTAATAAAGACATTTCTAATTTACCCAAATCAATTAAAATAATAAAATTAGTATATAAAAAAGATTTGGAAAAAAATAATGATATAAAATTACACCAAAATAAAATTATTTGGAAATAAGAATTAAAGATGTAATGATGTAAATTTTTAGTGAAATACATTTTAAATCTTTAAGTATATAGAGTATATAAAATTGTTGGCATGAATATACACCCCTTAGTTATAATTATTATATACATAATAATTAAATATGGGAATTTTAATTACTGGTAAAATAAATGAAACTTTAGTGTGTAATAATATTTTAAATAAAATTGAAATAAAAGATAAAGTAAATACATCACATGAATGGATTGAAAATATTACAGACAAAAAATTATATGATGATATTAATAAATTAAAAGAATCAAAAAGCATTATGAAAAAATTAAAAAAAATATATCCAAAGCAAAAATGTAAAATAATAAATGTTAAAGAAATGGATGAAATATATATTTCAATTCCACCAAAAAAAATAGATAATTACATTGATGGAAATAAAACATTATTTATGAGACATATTGATTGTATTAGTCCATTTTTTAATGTATATGTATATAGAATAATAATCCAATTAACACCAAAAACAAATATAATTACATGTTTTCCTAATAAAACACAAGCCATACAATTAGATACCAATTTATTTGTTGGATTTGATTTTAATAATGAAGAACATTATGTATCGGGATATCTAAAACCAAATGAACATAGAATTTTATTAAAATTTCATTACATTATAGCACCAATTAATTTTTCAAAAGAATATTTGGATATTGTTTATAAATATAATAAATATTATGAATATTTATTAAGAGCTATTACAAATTATTCGACTAATCCTACAAATACCAAAAAAATATTGTCAAGTAATATACAAATTTATACTACAATGCTTCGTATACATTTAAAATTTATTTGTTTTGTTATGATTATGATGATAATATCTTATAAAATTGGTAAAAATACTAATTTTATTAAAAAAATATGTTACAATAAATAAAATTAATTTGTTAATTTATATTTAAACTTTTATTATATATTATATATAATAGAAAACAAATTTTATGTATAAATTGATAAGTAAATTAGAGCATATAATTCATAGTAATTTTTCGGAAGATTTCAATAAAATTGAAAATATTATTAAAACTAATGAAGTTTTTATGGAATTAGATATGGATGAACAAGAGTTATTATTGGAAGATGCTAAAGATAAACATATTGAAATAAGTGAAAAAAAAAAAAATTTAGAAGATTCAAATCCAACATATCGTGATGTAAAAGGATTTATGAAAAAATCAGGGTATAAATTTGGTTCTCATAAAGATGAACCAGATAAAATAGAATTAGATGATGGAAGAGTTTTGACCGAGGGAGAAATTATGTCTGATAGAGTAAAAGCATTAATAATTAATGAACCAACAAAAGAAGATTTAGAGAGAAGATCAAAAATTTTTGAAGATACTAAAATTAAATCTGCTAATATGCCTATTCAAAAAAGTGCAGGTTGGCATCAAATGAGACGAGGAAGGGTTGGTGGTAGTGAATGTGGAACCCTTTTGAATATGAATAAACATCAAGCTCAATATACTTTTATTTTAGATAAGGTATTAGGAGCAGAATTTAAAGGTAACGCAGCAACATATCATGGAAACGTGTTTGAAGATGTAGTAAGGATGATGTATGAATATAATAATAATGTTCATACTGAAGAATTTAGTTCAATGCCTCATTATGATGAAAACAACACAATTCTTGCCGCATCTCCAGATGGAATAGTATCTCCATTCTGTAGAGATATGAAAACTCCAACAAAATTAGTTGGAAGAATGTTAGAAATTAAATGTCCAACAATGCGTAAAATTCAATATTCAGGAAATATTAAAGATACAATATGTCCAATTTATTATTGGTGTCAAATTCAACAACAATTAGAATGTATGAATTTGGATGAATGTGATTTTATTCAATGTAATATTGAAAGATATGGAGGAAGAGAAGAATGGTTAGAAGATACACATTCGGAATGTGAATTTAAATCTAAAAAGTATGGAAATCCAAGGGGAATTGTAATTGAATTAATTCCTAACAAATTAGCAGAATGTGATTACAATGAAAGAGGATATTATGCTGATATGACAATATGGACAAAAACAAAATGTCTATTCCCTCCTAAAATTGATATGAGTTTAAAGGAATTGGATAATTGGGTTTTGTCAGAGCTAAGCAAATTACCTTGGGGATATACTCTACATAAAATAATATATTGGAGATTGGTAGAACAAAATTGTACTCTTATTTTAAGAGACAGCAAATGGTTTCAATCTCAATTACCAACTTATAATAAAATATGGGGATATGTTGAATATTTAAGAGCTAATTTGGATGTATGTGAAAAATGGAAACAATGGATTGATTCACAACCACGTAAATACAATGATAAAGTTATGGCAAGGCTAGATTTATTAATTGAGGAAAAAAAATCAGGTGGAATTACCAAACCAGATGAACCAATACCAAAATTATTGGATTTAGGCTTAGGTTCAAATTCAATTAAAATAACAAAATCATCAAAATCAAATAAGTTGGATAATGATATTAAAAAAGGTATAACAATTAATTTAGATAGTGATGATGAAAATGATAAAATATTACAATCTGTCAAATCAATACAACCAGAACAAATTGAACAAAATAACCAAGATGTACAAAATAACCAAGTTGAAACAGTCAATACAACAGATACATCTGAAAAAGTTAAAAGAAAATACGTTAGAAGAACAAAATTATCCACATAAAAAATTGATTTTTTTAATATAAATAATAATAAGTATAATTGCATTATTATTTATTAGTTAAAATGTTAGAGCCGAATATTAATAATGAAACGATAATTGAATTACCTATTAAAAATAAAAAAGGCAGAAAATCAAAACAAACAAAAATGTTAGAATTAGAAGAAATTGAAAAAAACAAAGTTCCAATAAAATTATTTCCAACCTTGAATGAAAAAATTTTTGATGTGATTGAAATTGATAAAAAGGAATATTATTTGGATACTGATTTTGGGATAATTTATGATGATAAAATAATTCAGATTGGTATAAGAAAAAATAATAAATATATATTATATTCTGATTTTCAAAATGATAATTTGAATAAACAAATAGAATTGGATATGGAAGAAGTTAATAAAATATGTAATTATCCATAAAAAAATAATAAAATATATTATAATTATATAAAAAATATATGAAAAATCAAAATGTATTTATAATTGTATTAGTAATAATTTTGATTATTATGTCTTGGAATAAAAATAAAGAATTATTTATAAATGAAAAAGATATATATACAATCAAAAATATTAAACCAGAAATAAGTGTAAATATTAATTCTCCAATAGTTTTTGTATATGTATATACACCAAATATTTTTCCATATTGTCAACATAGTATTATAAATTTATTGTCTTATGCTTAAAAATATAATTATGGTGTACAAATTTATAATCATGTTTTTAACGATAAAGTATTTCCTTGTTGGAATAAAGTTGCAGCAATTTTAACAAATTTAAAAAATCTTTTAACGTGTGAATATTTAGTATGGATTGATGCAGATGCTATAATAACAAATTTTACAATACCAATAACATCATTTGTAAAAAAAAATCCCACATATGACTTGTATTTGTGTGAGGATATATATGTTTCAAAAGAATGTATAAATTCAGGTGTAATGATAATTAAAAATACTTCTTGGTCATACAATTTATTTAGTAAAGTTTGGTTAAGTAATATACCACATCATCATAATGATCAAAATGTTATATGGTTAGAAATAATGAAAGAAATTGATCCTTTTGTTCCAAATAAATTAAAATATCCAAAATATTGTTCTAATTTGTCAAATTCAAAAGTTAAAGTTTTGAAAGAAAATGAATTTAATTCAAATATCTATAATTATAAACAGGGAGATTTTATTATTCATTTAATGGGTGTTAAAGAAAATTGTAGAATAAATATAATGAGACAAATTAACAATAAATTAGGTTTAGATGATTATTCTAATAATAATTGTATAAATATATTGGAAACTCTTAATAAATCAACTAATAAAACAAAACTAATAAATACAATATGTTTGGAAAAACACATAAAATAATCAAATAAAAAAATTGAATTTGTTATATAATATATATAATCTATATAACTTATATAACAAATTATAATTTTCAAAGTAAGGTAAGAATGGTGGAAATTAATGAAATTGGTATAGCAGTAGTTGGTTCTGTAGACTCTGGAAAATCAACTTTAATAGGAACTCTAGTATCAAATAAATTAGATGATGGTAATGGTTTAAATCGTTCAATAGTATCAGGACATAATCATGAAATAAAATCTGGTAAGACATCAAGTATTTCCGTTCATAGTTTGAAAAAATATCAAGGAAATAATTCAGTAATATTGATTGATTTATGTGGACATGAAAAATATCTTAAAACAACTTTATATGGTATTATGGGATATTATCCAGATTATGCTATTGTGATAATAGGTGCCAATCGAGGTATTCTTCAAATGACACGTGAACACACAAAAATTTTACATCATTTAAAAATTCCAATGGTAATAGCATTAACAAAAATTGATTTGATTGAAAATATTTGTGCTAATACTGATAAAGATCCTGAAGAAATGTTAAATAATTTAGTTGGAGATATTAAAAAAATATATGCTAAAGGTAACTATGGAGTAGTAGATATGAATGTCGTTGAACAACAAACAGGGTTAGATACAATTTATAATATTGTGCCTAATACAAAACAAATACCCCTATTTAAAATATCTTCCAAAACAGGAAGAGGGTTAGACTTATTTAAATCTTATATATCAAGATTACCAAAAAATAAAACAGTAATATCTTGTCCTCTTGCAGACCAAATATTATTTAAATCAAATAAAAAATCAATACAAACAAATCCTTTTATATTTTATGTTGAAAAAGTTTATTGTCCAATTGGTATTGGATGGGTAGCAACTGGAATTTTAAGATGTTCTGATCCAGATACTTGTTTGAGTGTAGGAACAACTTGTTTTTTAGGACCAGCAACTGAACAAACAAATATAAAAGTATGGTCTATTCATAATTATTATAAAGAAAAAGTTGATAAAATATATTCTGGTCAAAGAGCTTGTTTAGCTGTTAGATCTGATAAAAGATTAACAACTAAAATGTTTAGAAAAGGGTCTATTCTTACAAATAATTTAGACATAATTAAATATGCTTCCTTTAAATATAAAGCAGTTATTAAATTATTATCGCATCCTTCAACTGTACGTGATAATTTTAGTCCGGTAATTCATTGCGCAACTATACGACAATCAGCAAAAATAACTATTTTAGAAATTAAAAATAAATTGGGGAAAAAACATCAAATTTCAAATACAAATGAGGCTGTTGAACAAGAACCCAAATCTGTTCAACCTGATTCAAAAGATCCCAAACATATTTGTCCTGGTGATACCGCAGTTATTTGTCTTGAATTTAAATTTTATCCAGAAATTATTGAACCAAATGAAAGTTTCTTTTTAAGAGAAGGTTTATGTTTGGGTGTGGGAACTATATTGGAACCAATATATTAAATATATTTAATTTTTATATCTTATTATATAAATAATTGAATCATTTTATTTAAAATAATTTGTATTCTTACCAAGAAAAGATTTTAATTATATGTTCAACCATTGATTGAGATAAATTCGTTTCTTTTGATATTTCATTTGTATTATATTCTAATGATTTTAGGATTGTAATTTTATCTAAATCATTGAGAGTAAATGATATATTAGATGTTTTATTTTGTTGATTATTTATATTTTGTTGATTATTTATATTTTGCTGA